AAATATTAAATGGACGTCTCCTAAACAAGTCCTTGAGGTATTTCAATGTATAGTCCCTAAATTAGAAAATGTTAATGGTAAACAAATGTATAAGTATAGATTTAAATACCCATTAATAGATAAATATGTTAAATATAAAGAAGCAATGAAACTGTGCACATCGTATGGTGATGCATTTTTTAAAAATTTAGCAGGAGATAAAAAAATTCACACTAACTTTCATCAAATACTAGATACCGGCCGTGTAAGTAGTAGCAAGCCTAATATGCAGCAGATACCTGCTGATAATATATATAGGAATTGCTTCACTGCACCCGATGGTTGGAGTTTTGTTAGTTCAGATTATTCATCACAAGAGTTAAATGTTATAGCTTTTGGTAGCAAAGATCCAGTTTGGATAGAAGCTCTAAAGAATAATCAAGATCTACACTCCACGTGTGCCGAACTAGTGTATGGTGAACAGTGGTTAACAAGTGGAGAAGATGATTGCATGTATTTTAAAAATAAAAGTAAATGCAAATGTCCTTCACATAAAAAACTTAGAACAAATGTCAAAACTATTAATTTCGGGCTTGCTTATGGGATGGGCCCTAATAAGCTTTCTGATACTCTTAACATCAGTGTGGAAGGAGCTAAAGAACTCATCGAAAAATACTTCCAAGCATTCCCAGCAATCAAAGGATTCTTAGAGAAGCTAGGTAACTTTGGTAAAAAGTATGGGTATATTAAAACATTCCCCCCTTACAATAGGAAGAGATGGTTTAGTAATTGGTACCCAAAGATTTGGAATAACAAAGCATCAATGATGGATCTTGGTAGTATAGAACGTGCTAGTAAAAACACACCTATACAAGGAGCTAGTGCAGATATGACTAAACGTGCTTTAATTTTAATGCGTGAGTATATAAAAATGAACGATGCACCTGTTAAATTAGTGATGACTGTGCATGATCAGATAGATACTATATGTAAAGATGAGTATGTAGGAGAATGGTCACAAGATATGCAACATTTAATGGAAGTAGCTGCTAATGAAATAGTAACAAACGGCTTGTTAAAAGCTGAAGTATCTGTAAGTAAATGTTGGGAAAAATAATAATTAAATAAAATAATAGATTATGGAAATACTAGTATATTATATACTATTTATATCAGCAGCGCTTATAATAACAAGCTGTATTAATACAAATAAAATGAAATGACAAGACATCACGTAGCCATACAAATGGAAGAAGAACAGCAATGGGAAAAAGATAATGGCCCTATTGTAAAAACTGCAGACCAACTGTGGAAGTATAGTGGGGAGACTGAACTAGATTCAGAGGATTTACTAGTAGCTCGTATGAAAGAGACTGTAAGAATAGTACTTTTAGATAATGGTGTATATTCTTTATTATCTGAAAGACGCTCTCAAATACTTGATTATTGGTTAGAAAATCAAGACAAAACTATAAAAGAGCTAGGCCATGAACTAAAATGTTCTCCTACTACTGTTTCAAAAACTATACGTAAATATTTAATAGAACTTAAAAAACATAAAATTGATTAAAATGACAACAAAAGAAAGAGCAATAAACATAATAAAAATGCTAAAGCATACAGTAAATGTAATGGGTAAACATGAAGTATTACACCCAGAGCAAGAAATATTTAGAAGTCCAAGAGCAAAAAAATCAGACTTACTTAATAAAATAAAACGAATAACAGAAAGATTTAAATTATGATTAGAAAAACACAGGTTGACTCCCTTAAAGAGTTAAAACCTACATTAAGCGCTAAAAGACAAACAGTGTATAATGTTATAGCCTACCTTACCCCTGCTACTAATAGAAATATAGCTAAGCATTTAGGATGGGATATAAATAGAGTTACAGGAAGAGTAACAGAGTTAGTTAATTTAGGGGTAGTTACATCAGACGGTACACACAAAGATAAAGAAACCAATAGAACTGTTACAGTATGGAAAGTATTGTGACCCAACAGATTAATCAGATAAGAGATATAGAGCAAAAAAAAGCTCTTAACTCTTGGGCTAAACAAGGATTTGTAGGCTCAGTTATAGCAGGGACAGGCTTTGGTAAATCTAGAGTAGGTGTATTAGCTGTTGATTATACTTTAAAACAATGTCTAAAAGCTAAGACTAATAGATATAGGAAAAAACACTCATATAATGGGAAAGCTCTTATTTTAGTTCCTACTGTCCAATTACAAGAACAATTTAAAGAAGAGTTTTATAAATGGGGCTTAGAAGGATGTTTAGATCATGTTGAGGTTTTTTGTTATCAAAGTGCATATAAATTAGTTGGGAAACATTATGATATAGTTCTGTGTGATGAAGTACATTTAGGATTATCACCAGAATATCGTAAGTTTTTTAAATATAATACTTATGATAAGCTTTTATGTATGACCGCTACACCCCCTGAAGAAGAGGAGTATAGAGAGTTGTTAGAAAAGATTGCACCAGCAGCCTACAATATTACATTAGATAAATGTGTACAGTTAGGTATAGTTAGTCCTTATAACATATCATGTGTACCTGTAACCTTAACTGTTGATGAACAAAAAGCATATAAGAAAGCTAACAATAGTTTTGTACAGTGGAAATATCAGTTAGGGCAATTCAATGCTTTTGAAAGCGCTCAAATGATAATGGCTGATAATAATGCTACAGCAGGAGATAAACAAAAAGCAATAATGTTTTATAGGGCTATTAGAATGAGGAAACAAATTGTAGACTTTGCAGAGAATAAGATAAAGAAGTTTAAGGAAATCTACAAGACTAATACAAGTAAAAGAATACTTGTGTTTAGTGGGGCTAATGATTTTACAGATAAATTATGTACTTCTATCACACCTAATGCATTGTCTTATCATTCTAAGAAAACTAAAAAACAAAAAGAACTAGCACTAGAATCATTTAAAAATGGGTCAATAAATGTGCTTTGTTCTACTAAAGCCCTTAACCAAGGCTTCGATGTCCCTGATGCAAATATGGGGATAATATGCGGAATCACAAGCAAATCTTTGTCTATGATACAGAGAGTAGTACGCTTAATACGATTTAAAGAGGGTAAAGTTGGGGAGATTATTATACTGTATGTTGCTGATTCTCAGGAAGAGAAGTGGCTAAAAAATGCAGTTAAAAACCTCAAAAACATTACCTGGAAATAATATTTAAAAAATTTGTATACTATGAAAAATACTATTATATTTGTACCAAGTTTAGGCTTGAGTATAAATTATTCTTTTACACCCTTTTACTGCCAATGAAAGTAGATATAGATTTTGAAGTTTTAGAACAGACAGGAATGTCTGCAGACGATTTCTTATATTTATATTTAATATATAAAGAAGAATATCAATATATACCCAATCTTAATCTTAAACCAAATTTAGACAGATTACAATCTGATGGATATATTAAGTTAGGTGAAACATCTGATCAACATTTTATTAGACAAGAGTTCATAGATCTCTTTTCTTCTGATTTTGATCAGATGTTTGCTGAGCTTATAGGAACATATCCTCTAAAGGTTAATGCTCCTGATCGAGGAGTTAGAGTGTTACACGCTAAGGATCCAGATAGCAAGTCAAATCTAAAATGTAGAATAAGGTACGAGAAAATTGTAGGGGGTAAGCTGTATAAGCACAAGAAAATTATGAAGTGCTTAGACAACCAACTGCGAATAGAAAGAGATAGTCTTGGGTATTTACAAAATTTAGAAACATGGATTAATAACCATACTTGGGAAAAGTATGAAAACTTAGATGAAGATGACACAGAAGAAAATACCACAAGAATTACAAGATCCCTTTAAAAATGGGGGATTTAAGAGTATAAACAAAGCTATTAGCGCCTCTTTACATCAGGTGCAAGATGGTATAAAAGGAATACGACGCGTATTTCCTACCAAATGGTCTAGACTTAACCGAAATTTATTAGGTGGACTACAACCAGGCAAAATGTATGTAATTGCAGGACGTCCAGGTGTAGGTAAATCAGCATTTAGTAATCAACTTATATTTGATTTACTAGATAATAATAAAGACAAGCAACTATTAATATTGTATTGGAGTTTCGAGATGCCTGGCCATCAGCAAATTATGCGTGCAGGTGCTAAAGGTACAGGTAGAGAAGTTAGTGACTTGCTGTCAGTAGAACGAAGATTAGAAAATGATGCTTATGAGGCATTTAAGAAAGAAGTTCTAAAATACGCTCACTATCCTATTTACTTTAACAATATACCTAGAAACATGGAATTTGTTAAGAACTCAAATGTAGAAGTAACTAGTAAATATCCAGATCATACTATTGTTAATGTATTTGACCACTCTAGACTTATCTTAAGTGATAAAGAACATGAGTTACAAAAACTTAACGAAGTATCTAAGGGTTGTATGTGGTTACAAGCTAAAATGGGGACTATAAACATTTTGTTATCACAGCTAAATCGTAACATAGAACAAGAACATCGTGCTAAAGCTCAATATCAACCATTACTAACAGATTTGTTTGGTGGTGACAGTATTGGTCAGGATGCACACGTAGTTATGATGTTACAGAGGCCTAATGATTTATATGGGATAACGGACAAGTATTGCGGAGAAAACCCTTTAGGTTTATTAGCAGTGCATATAGAAAAAAACAGAGATGGTTTATTAGGTATGATACCTTATGAAGCAGAAATGTCAACTTTTACTATTAATGAAAGAAAATAAAAACAAATGATATTTAAGAAAAAAATAACCCAAAATAAAAAACTATTAAAAAACATAGAAATATATGAGCAAAAAGAGAAAGTTAAACAGCAAGAATCCAAAGTATGTAGTAAAAAGCAATCTAAAGGAGGAGAAGACACGAAAAAAACTAGAATGTACCACATCTAATGGAGTAAAAGTATACTCTGTATGGAGTGTATAATTATAATTTAAATTAAAACTATGGAATTACCAACTAAAAAGGTTAAGGCTAGCCGTAAATCGCCTAAAAATATGATAATCTATGGCGCCCCTAAGATAGGGAAGACTACAGTATTATCAGAATTAGATAATTGTCTTATTATTGACTTAGAGAATGGCTCAGATATGCTTGACGCTTTAAAAGTTAAAGCTAATAATTTAAAAGAGCTTGCTGATGTAGGTAGGGCTATCATAACAGCAGGTAAACCATATAAATATGTTGCAATCGACACTATATCTAAATTAGAAGAGTGGTGTGAGGCAGAGGGTAAACAGATTTATATGAAAACTCCAATGGGTAAAAACTTTGACACTAAAAATCCAGGTATGTCTATATTAGCTTTACCTAACGGTGCAGGCTATCTATACTTAAGGATGGCATATAAGAAGTGGCTAGATAAATTGAACATGTTAGCAGATCATATTATTCTAGTTGGACACTTAAAAGATAAGATGCTTGAAAAGAAAGGTAAAGAGGTTGCTGTTAAAGACCTTGATTTAACCGGTAAAATTAAACAAATCACATGTGCTAACGCAGATGCAGTTGGTTATATATTTAGGGAAGGAGAAGAGACTATGATTTCTTTTAACTCTTTAGATGACACTGTAGCGGGTAGTAGATGTGAACACTTAAAAGGCCAGACTATGCCTATGAAATGGTCAGAAATATTTATAGATTAATTAATTAAACAAAAACAAAATGATTGAAATGAGGAAAACACAAGAAGCAGGGGAAACGCCTGCACAAATTACTGTTTCTATGATCGACCAAGATCTTAAAGACGGTGTAAACAAAACAGAAATGACTGTTAAGTATGGGATTAAACCATGGGAAGTTGACGAGATGTTTAAACACCCACTTCTTAAAGGTAGGAGACCAGCTAGAAAGAGAACTCTATCCTTTAGCTTTGTAGACGATATGTCTGAAGAGCCTATTAAGGAAATTATAGAGACAATAGATCCTAATCAAGTAACTTTAGAGCAAGCTATAGACGAGGCTATTGATACAGTTACAGAAGTTAAGAATCAAATGCAAGAGACGCAAGAAGCTATCAATGATATGCTTAGCCCTACAGAATTTGAAACAGCTGATGATGAGCTTGAAATCCCAAGTTTTAACGACACTATGAGTGTAGTTGAAGAGCAAGAATGGGAAAAGAATGGACAAGAAGAAGAACTAGATATGGACGATGAAACGTTCGAATTATAATTAATAACCAATAAAAACAAATTTAAAAATGGCAATACAAAGTAATGCAAGTACACAAGAAGTAGTAGGGGGAATCAAGACATTCTCAGGATTAACAAATGTAAATGTGATAGCAGTAAATCCAACGATGGCGGAGTTACATGCAATGGACATTAACGTTAAACAAGAACCAAATTATGATGTATCTTTTAGTGATCAAGAATTTAAAAAGATAGCATTTTGGTTATCTAACGATGACGGTAACTTTAAACTAGAGATATTAGTTAATAATACACCTAAACAATCTAAAACTGGTAAATTCCAATGGTTAAATAATGTTGGTCAATCTACATGGGCTGATGACGCTCCAACGTACGAGTGGTGGAAGAAAGAAGGGGAAAGAAAAGCTTATACAGGCGAAGAAACTCTTATTAATTTTGTTAAAGCTTGGGCTAATGTAGCTTCAGGTGATGAAGTGTCGTTTGACACTATAGCATCTATTGTTACTGGTGATGTTACAGAGATTAAATCTTTAATTACAGCTTTAGTTAGTAATCAAGTTAGAGTTCTTGTAGGTGTTAAAGATGATAAATATCAGCAAGTATATACTAAATACTTTGGTAGAGTAAAACCTCAAAGAGATGATTTATTTGTTAAATCTCTTAATGATGACTATGGCTCATTTAATGCTGATTTTAACGCAGATCTTAAATGGGGGACACATACATCAACAGCTGATTTAATTAGTCCTGATGCACCTGCAGAAGATGAAGACTGGACAGCACAGCCTGCAATGGCTAATGGTCAAACAGACGAAGACTTACCGTTCTAATGCCCATTGCTAGTAGAAGCAGCGAAGATCATTTACATACAGATGTCATACTTGGTAAAATTACTGAGTATGACATTTTTATGTACTATGTTCCTAGCTTTAAAGGTTTAGGTAAAAAGTTTAGGAGTGAACTCCGTGACGATAATTCACCTACTGTTTCTATCATAGCTTATAATGGTAAACTTCTATATAAAGATTTTGGTAACTCTGATCATAGTTTTGATTGCTTTAATTACGTTAAATTTAAATATAACTGCAACTTTATATCCGCTTTGCGAATAATTGATTGTGATTTTAATTTAAATTTAAGTTCTAAAAAAGAAGCTATTAGATTTACCATGGGGTATATAGGTTATTCTCAAATAAATAATCCTAGGCTTGTAAAAAAGGACGTTATTATTAAGAAGAAAAGCCGACCTTGGAGCCTACAAGATGCGAACTTTTGGAAAAAATATTTGGTAAGTAAAAAAATATTATCTATGTTTGCAGTTGAACCAGTGAGTCATTATTGGATAAATAGCAGCAGATTTAGTTGTCAATCAATTACTTATGCTTTTAAATTTAAAAATCGATATAAAATCTATTCTCCTTACGAAGTAAAAAATAAATGGTTAAGTAACACCAAGAAGACAGATCTTCAAGGTTATGACCAACTCCCAGATAAAGGTGAGCGACTTCTAATTACTTCTTCTCTTAAAGATGTTATGTGTTTACATGCAGCCGGCTACAATGCCATCGCTATGCAGAGTGAAATGCAGATGCCTAGTGAGAAATTAATAAGTGAGCTAAAAGAAAGATTCAATACAATAGATATTTTATATGATAACGATTTTAATAATGTAAACAATCCAGGCCAAACTATGGCTAAGAAAATTTGTGACTTGTATGGTTTTAATAACGTCTGCTTGCCTGAAGAATTTGAATCTAAAGATCCATCTGATTTAGTTTCTAAGACAGGTAGTTTTAATGAACTTAAATACATATTAAATGAACAGAGATGAAATTATTGAAAAACTAAGAACTCGAAAAGGATTCTTAAAAAAAGGAGCACAATGGTTAGCAGATAAATGGGACGTAGATATAGCAATTATTAGAGACTGTAAAAAATTAGTAACATCTGAAGAGTGGGTACAAGAAAGGATGAATAATGATAATGGACACGATTTAAGTGAAAGTCAAGCATTTTCTAAACATCTTCTAGATAATGGCTTAACTATGGCAGATGTTAAATCTGTTAAATTCTGGCAAAACATGATGGGTGAGCAGAGGTATAGTATAGTAACACATAATCAATGGCATGAACAGCCTTTAGTTAAAGATGAATTACTAAACTATATTAAAAGCAAATCTCATAAAGTAAAAAAGATTGCTTACAAGAAGTCTAAAGACCCTATTTGTTACGAGATTTCTTTACCGGATATTCATTATGGTAAATTTACAGAAGATGCTCCAGATGCCATAGAAGAGAACTACATGAAAGCTATTGTAGACTTGCATAGAAAAGCAGATGGAGTAAATATAGAAAGGTTTTTATTACCAGTAGGTAATGATGGGCTTAATTCAGAAGGATTTTCTAGAGCTACTACTAAAGGTACACCTCAGCATGATACTATGCAGTGGAGACAATCTTTTAGGGGTTATTGGAATTTAGTTATGAAAGCAATAGATTATCTAGCACAATTTGCTCCAGTAGATGTTGTAGTTGTACAAGGTAATCATGATTTTGAACGTATGTTTTATGTGGGGGAAGTATTAGATGCTATGTATCATAATAATAAGAATGTGAACGTAGACAACAGTCTAGATACACGTAAGTATTATGAGTATGGTATTAACATGATTATGTTTACTCACGGAGACAGAGAGAAGCCTCAAGAATTACCATTACTAATTGCTACTGAGCAGCCAGAGATGTGGAGTAGATCTAAAGTTAGGGAAGTACATTGTGGGCATAAGCACAAAGAAATGCTTAATGAATACATGGGAACTAAGGTTAGATTTATACCGTCAATATGTGGGAATGACGCTTGGCATAAAACTCAAGGGTATGTTGGTACTTTAAGATGTGGTCAAGCATTTATCTGGAATAAGAATAGAGGTCTGGAAGGGTACCTTCAAACTAATGTTATGAGTTATGGTGTGGAAGCGTAGAGCAAAAAGTCCTGGAAGATCTAAAGTAAAGAATGCTAAGAAAAGTACATATGATGGGCATAACTTTCAATCTAATTTAGAGTTATACTGTTATAAAGAATTAGAAAAGCTTAAAATACCTGTAGAGTATGAAAAAACTACTTTTACTATATTTGAAGCTTTAGTGTATCCTCAAGCATGCTATGAAGGAACAGCAAAGAAGTTGTATAACAAAGGTAGTAAGATTAGACCTATAACTTATACACCGGACTTTGTAGATCCTAACGGTAAATGGATAGTAGAAACTAAAGGCTATGCAAATGAGTCTTTCCCATTAAGATGGAAGTTATTTAAAAAACACCTTAAAGAAAACAACAAGCAATACGTACTGTTTATGCCTAGGAATAAAAAACAGGTAGATGAAGTAGTTGAGCTTATCACACAATTATAAAAAAGGGCCCTTAACAGGGCTCTTTTTTTATTAATCAATTAAACAATTAAACTATGTCAAACTTAGTAAGCCCATGCTGTGGGGCAGAATACACAGATAATGATGATGGTCCAAGCTATTGCTGTGATGCACCAATAGCAAATGGAATATGCCAAAACAAAGACTGTTTGGATCATGCAGAACCTCTAGAAGGATTTGTATGTGATACATGTGAAGATTTCTTTGAAGAACCTGAATTAGATTATGAGTATGCAGAACAACAGCATGATTCTTATTTAGAAGATCGCATGGATGCAGAGAGAGACGAAGGATGATAGAAAAGATCACTCGAAAGTCTATGCTTATAAGGCCTTCTGGTAGATCCACAGACTTTATAACACCAAGCTTTGGTTATGGTTGTTTGTATGACTGCTCTTATTGTTACATGAAAAGGCATAGACCAACAGGTCTTACTGTAGCAACTAACACAGGAGATATACTAACAGCTGTAAACAATCACGCTTTCTTTACCCCGGTAGAGAAGCCTAATCAAACTCATGCAGATTTTACAACATATGATATAAGTTGTAATGAGGATTTCTGTCTTCATGCTAAGTATCATCAATGGGAAGATATATTTGAGTTCTTTAGAGATCATCCTATAGCAATGGGCTCATTTGCAACAAAGTTTGTAAATAAGAAATTGCTTAAGTTTAACCCTGAAGGTAAGATACGTATTAGATTCAGTCTTATGCCACAGCATAAATCAACGCTTCACGAACCTAATACTTCTCTTATACTAGATAGAATACAAGCTATAGATAGATTTATAGATGCAGGCTATGACGTACACGTAAATTTTAGTCCTATTATTGTATATGATGGGTGGCTAGAAGATTACAAGTACTTATTTGAATTACTTAACCTTTACGTAAGAAATAAAGATATAGTACTTTCAGAATGTATATTCTTAACACACAACTTTAAGAAACACACAGCTAATATGTTTGCCAACCCGGCAACAGAAGAAGACCTTTGGGTCCCTGAAAAACAAGAAGCTAAGATTTCACAGTATGGTGGAGAGAATGTACGATACAAACTTGGATTTAAGTCTGAGTATATACAAGAATTTAAACAATTACATAACCAAATTATACCCTGGAACACTATAAGGTATATATTTTAAATCAATTAAACATGAGAAACAATCAAGATCAACTCTCTAGAATATCAAAAACATTGATATTTTCAGAGCCTTTCTACGGTATCTTCCTTATTGGATTGCAAAAGCAATTTACTAAAGATTGTGCTACCGCAGGTGTAGGAAAACACGGTATAGGTATGAGGTTAGTTATTAACCCAGACTTCTTTATGGATCTTAGTGAAGACCATCAACATGGTTTGCTAAAACATGAGCTATTACATATAGCTTTTGGACATATTATACTAGCAGATAGATACGCTAACAAGAAGCTTTTTAATATTGCGGCGGATATAGAAATCAACCAATATATTGCTGAGCATATGTTACCAGAAGGTGGATTAACTTTAAACTCTTTCCCTGGTACTGGAATACACATGCACCCAAAAGCAGGTACTAAAGTATATTATGACCTACTTAATGATACTTGCGATCAAGATGGTAACTCAGACAATGAAGCACTGCAGAAATTGTTAGGAGACATGGATGGTAATAGTCAGTATGACCATAAAGAATGGGCCGAGATTGGTGACTTACCTGAAGCAGAAAAGAAGCTTGTGCAAAAACAGTACGAGCATCAGATGAAACAGACAGCTGAAGTTATAGAGAAGCAGTGTGGTACAATCCCCGGTGAACTAGCTGAGCTTATTGAAAGACTATTTACTATAGAGCCTCCTAAATTCAACTGGAAAGCCTATCTTAAAAGGTTTATTAACAACTCTACTACAATCTACACTAAAAAGCTTAGACGTAAGAATAACAAACGTTACTCTGGTAATCCCGGTCTTAAGATTAAACATAAGAATCACATGTTAGTAGGTGTTGACACTTCGGGCTCAGTAAGCAGTGAAGAGCTTGTAGAATTTATGCATGAGATATGTCATATGCACAAAACAGGTAACCAAATCACTGTAGCTCAGTTTGACACAGAGATAACAGATATTTCTGTATTTGATCCTAAGAAAAATTGGGAAATCAAAGGTAGAGGTGGAACTTATTTCCAGCCGGTAGTAGATCATTACAATGACCCAAAGACTAAGTATTCTGGATTTATATGTCTAACAGATGGAGAAGCAGGTACTCCAACAGATTGTCCAAAGAATGCATTATGGGTACACAGTAGTAAGTGTAATATTAATGAGGACCTTCCTGGAATAAAAATTCAATTAAATTAAATCAAATGATAGAAAAGGAGATTACAATTAAAATTAGGGTAGACGAAGATAATATATCTACCCTTTATCATAATTATGATATAAACTATGACAGCGTAGAGGACTTTATAACAATGTTAATTCAGAACATGGAAAGTGATACTGAATTCGACGGTTTCCCAATAGATAGTATGAAAGACTTTGGGTATGAAGTGTTCTGCACAACAAATTAAATCAAATCAATTAAACAAAAATAAACAATTATGAATGAAGTAAATTTAAACATCGATGAACTACAAGATTTTGTAGCTCACATTATTACAAACAATCGTCACCTGCAGACACAAGGCAAGAAGCCTGTAGCAATTGAGGTGGTAGGTGAATCAGGTATTGGTAAAACTACTAGTATCATGGACATGACAGCTAAACACGGTCTAGACTTTGTAAAGCTTAACCTAGCTCAGATAGAAGAATTAGGTGACTTAGTAGGTTTTCCTATTAAGCAATTCCAAATGTGGAAAGAAAAAGATGGTAAGAAAATAGGTAAATGGATAGATGAGGTTGCAGTAGATGCGCAACATAAGTTAGGTTTCCAAACTACAGGTAAGAGTAGAATGTCTTACTCAGCTCCTGAATGGATAGCAGATAAGAAAGCCGGTGGTGTATTATTACTAGATGACTGGAATCGTGCAGACACAAGGTTTATCCAGGCATGTATGGAATTAGTAGATAGACAGACGTATATCTCGTGGACATTGCCAAAAGACTGGCATATTATATTAACCGCTAATCCAGATAATGGTGATTACATGGTTAATAGTACTGACCCTGCACAGAAGACTCGTTACATATCAGCAAACCTTAAGTTTGATATAAATGTATGGGCTCGTTGGGCAGAAGAGAATAGCATGGATACTAGATGTATCAATTTCTTATTAATGCATCCTGAGTTAGTGACTCAAGAGACTAATGCAAGATCTATATCAACGTTCTTTAATAGTATCTCAAGTATACCTAAGTTTGAAGACCAATTACCATTAGTACAGATGATTGGTGAGGGCTCAGTGGGTAATGAATTCGCTTCTATGTTTACGACGTTTATTAATAACAAGCTTGACAAGTTAGTAACTCCACGTGAATTAGTGACCGGTCCTGACGAAGTATTGTTAGAATTAAGAGAATGTATTGGTAAAGACGAGTCTTATAGAGCGGACATAGCAAGCCTTTTAGCAACCAGAGTAGCTAATTTTGCCGTTGCTTTCTCCAAAACGGACAGCGTAACTGCAAAAGTGCAAGATCGTCTTGTTAAGCTGTGCACTTTAGACTATTTAACTGATGACTTAAAGTACTTAGTAGTTAGGACTATATTCAATGGTAATAAAGCTAAGTTTAACAAAATGATGATGAATCCAGCTATTATTAAAATGACTGTGAAGTAATGGCTAGTAAAAATGTACATCACGGAGAATATCCTGACCAAGAAATTACTGACTTAGGGTTTACAGATATGGTTACTGTAGGATTTGTAACAAGCAAAGTGGAAGATATATTTTTATCTGAGTCTTTAGCACAGTATGATAAAGTGAAAGACCTTTTAACAACTGAAACTACCGCGGATTTAACGGTAGTTAAACGAGCATTCGTATTGCCTATGCATAATGTATCAACTGATAGGCTTAAAGCAGCACTTAAGGAACACAAAATTGGTATCACTAATGATTATGAGAAAGCTGATTTCATTGTACCTCATACTAATTTCTATGATAGTTATAGTAATATCCCTAATATCCCTCAGACTAAAATGATGTTTAAAATGTCTAATGGATATTTTTGCCACGATCATAGGCCTTTAACTCAGGATTATCATGATTTTACTAATAATGATGTTATAATAGAATTTAGAAGCCAAGATAATTTTTATCAGCATAATATGAACTATGAAAGTGCTCCATTTGACTCTTATATCTTTAGTAATATGTCACTAGTACTAGCAGATTTAATTGAGAAAGGAGAGATGCAAGTTATTGCAACTGACACTATCCTTAATCAATCAGCTAATAGAACTCCTATAACTGAGCAGTTAATGGAAGACATTACAAAGATGACCGATTATTCCGCTACTGATGATGACATAGAAATGGCAGGTAAAATTATTCCTACTATTGATCCTACAGGAGAGCCTTATTTACTATACAGTAATGCTAATATGTTAGATAATGTGTCTTACAAGTTTAATAGGAATAAAGATGTTATGTATTGGATGGAAAAACATAAGATTTCTAGACTTGCAATGCTTAATGCTGAAAATGCTATTAAATACTTTGATGAGAAAGGAGAATTAGATTCAAGATGTTTTAAATCACTAGAAGTAAAATGTAGGGAACAAATACAAATTCACAACCGAGAATTGTATACGTTCAAAGTTCAAGTTAAACCCGAGTACAGAAAGTACATGACAGACTAACTGCGAAGAGTTGTCTGTTTAACAGCTCGTGTTTAATTGATTGCATAGAGGGGGCCTGAGATGGTCCCCAATATGTTTAACCTAATAAAAATTAAAATGATAGAGATAGACCAAATGCTAGAAAAATGGATACATAATAGTATTATCAGAAGTAAACTACGAGAATTAATTGTGAGTGCAATACATACTCACGCAAAAACAATAATAAAAAATGAATAGTGAATTAGAAACAAAAACGAAAGATACAATAGCATTAATAGATGGAGATAGTTTAATCTATTATGAAATGGGTAAACCAACCTTAGAGGAAGCTCTAGAAGGTATAGATACTAGAATTAGACACATGCTTAATCAATGTAAAGCTGATAAATATGCAGGGTTTTTGACCCAGGGTAAATGCTTTAGGTATAATGTAGCTAAAACTAAACCCTATAAAGGAAATAGAAAATATGGGGATAAACCTATTATATTTCCTGCAATTAAAGAATATCTAAAACAAAAGTGGAATTTTATTGTAGTACCTGAATTAGAAGCGGATGATTTAGTTTCTATATATCATGACCCTTTAAAAACAATAATATGTAGTCCTGATAAAGATGTTTTATATCAGAATAAAGTATGCAACTATAACTATGGGAAAGCAGAAATGATTGCAGTTGATGAAAACGAATCACTACGCTTTTTATGGAAACAAACTCTTATGGGGGACTCTACAGACGGTATTCCTGGACTCCCAAAAGTAGGGGAAAAAACAGCAGATACATGGTTAAAACCTTTAATTCCAAGTGAAATGCCAGAATTTGTTTTAAATAAATATATAGAAAAGTTTGGAATTTCGGAAGGAATTCATAAATTTGCAGAGACATTTAAGCTCGTGTATATTCTTAAAACTAAAGAAGATGTTTTACGTGAGACTGGAATTGACTTACCTGATTTAGTAACTTATGATGTTAAACCTTTAATAGAAAATGAATGGTTGTGAAATGTGAAGAACTAATATATACCCCAATAAATGCAATATCTTTTAGAGTTAGTGGGGGAATTAAATCACTAAAAGCTGTACTAGAAAATAATGTAATCCAATCTTTAAATGATAAAGACGGACCTTTACTAGCATTAGGATCAACTGTAGAAATAAAGAAAAAAAAGTATAAAGTAAATCTTATACAAAAAACTGTATTACCTGTAAATTCGTATTACACTATATCTATAGCTAAAAGAACTAAATCTTCTACATTTTTAATGCCTATGTTAGGAGGGCATAGAGATTTATACTTTTGGAATACATTATTTGTTAATTGTTTTATTACTAGAGAAGATGATACTGATTGTATAGCTGTTTTATATAAGTGGTCTTCAGATCTTTTATATATTAAATTTGAAAAAGCTTTAACTAAATTTAGAAATTTTAAAAGGAGATATGACCCTACACCAAATTATGTTATGTTTGTATTTGAAGTTCCTAGAAAGCATGTGAGAAATTATAAAAAGTTTTTAAACGGTAAATACTCACATTTTTCAAAATCTTATAAATTTGATTTATTAGAATTCCATAATAAAGATATTCATGATGATTTAGGTCAAGTTTTATTTAGAGGCGATAAAAGAAGAAAAGCGTTAGAGAAAAAATTAGGAACAGAATTACCAGAAAATTCAGAAGTACTAAGTATAATTGATATAGAGCAAGAAAATTATGACTCTGAAATTTATAAATTTAAAAAATTATTAATATGAAAAAAGACAAAAA